GAAAGAAAGTGTACCTGCCTACCAAGAGTGGGCAATGATGTCTAAAGACTTTGTAAGAGACTCTTTAATGAATGACCCTGATTTTGCAGGGGAACTTGTTGTTAGTGGTTTATTGGCACTGGCTACAGGTGGTAGTAGTTTGGTAGCGTTGGGTGCTTATAAATTAGCTAAGAATGTTAATAGAGGTAAAAAAGCTGCTAGAGTTATGGTGAGAGCGGCAAGACAAATGAGAAAGGCGGCACAGAAAGCCAACAATGCTTTGCCACAAAACTGGGGTCTTAGTATTGGTTATGGACTTAGAAAAACTGCTGTTGGTAGATTTTTAAATGTAACATCAGATGATTTTATTGTTGATGGTATGAAGTTTGGAACTACTAGAAAATATGGTTCTAAGTTTACTGGATACTTAATGGCTGAACTTCCTGCTGGTTTTGTGGAAGAAGGTATTGCTGGAGCGTACAATGCTTACAGTATGAACAAAACTCAGGTTGGTAGAGATCAAAATTTATTTAAAGCTTTTATAGACGAAGGTATTTCTGGTTCTTTAGTTAGAGCTTTGGGTATTAACCCTGCTTTGAGAAGTATTAACTTTGGTATGAGATATACTGGAGCTAGAGCAGAAAAGTATTTAATTGATAACTTTGGCAGTATGTTTGATTCAGATGCTGATGGCATGGGGTGGAGCAGAAGTATTGGTGCATTCTTCCAACGAGCTAAACAAATTGCTTCAGTTGGAGATACAGTCTTTTTAGAGAATGAACTTGACGCTTTAGATGTTATGATTGCGTTAGATGATTTAAATCTAACAGAAGCTGAACTTGTTGCTGAAATTGAAGGTTCTACTATGGAAGAACTTGTAAATAAACATCCGGCATTGGCTGCTATTGCTACAATGTTAGAGTTTGATACCGAGGGTAATATTATTGGTAGAGAAACTAACGCAGACGGAACTCAGGGTGAGTTAAAGCTTGTTAAATTAATTCGACAAACAAGAGAACAAATTGCTCGTAAGAGACTGGGCATTGATAGAAATGAAGATTTAAGAGACAACCCAGACGATACTGAAGATGTTAGAAAACATAAGGCGGCAGAAAGAGCTAAGATTGATCAAGAGATTAAAGAGGGAACTGTTACTAAGGATGAGTTTAATCTGGCTTTGATGGGTGCGGTGTGGGGTAAATTAGACAGCAAAGCAAAAAGTGCTTCTGAAGCTAGAGCACACAGGGATGCTGCATATTTCCAAATGAATTTAAGAGCCTTGGCTTTAGAAAAGCATCAAGAAATGTTAAAAGAAAATAAAGATGCTACTTTCCAAGATGCTTTTGATGCTGTTTTAAATGATCCTGATTTGTTGATTAAAATGGATCAAGGTGGTGTTACGCGAGAAATTGATCAAATTATTGGCGAGCAACATCCAGAATTGTTTGATAAAGTAACAGATGAAGTTACGGGTGAAGAATATTTTGTACCTAAGAAAGATACTGAAGATAGAAAGTATAGCGAAGAGGTTGCAAAACATCGTCGTAATACAGATTTTGATACACAGTTAGCAGCTATCAAAGCTCATAGAAAACGATTGGGTATTGTTAAGGATGTTAGATTTGCTATCAGTGATGCATTGCAAGAGAAAGCTAATACTGCATTCCGCGACTTAAATGCAAAGATTAATCACGAGGCTAGTTATAACACTGTTAGAGAGTTTCTTTTAGCCAATGATGATGGCAGTACTTTGCTTATTGATGAAGGTAAAGGACTGGTTGAAGATATCGAAGACGCAGATATTATTGAAGTACGGGTTAACATGCGAGGTGTTAAGTTACCGTTAACGTTAACTGTTCGTAGACCGGGAGCTTTTGATGCTAAGCGTAAAGGACAAAAACTTAAAAAGGTTAGTGTTATTGTTCAAGCAAAAACTATAGAGAGTTATGGCAAAGTTACTGCCATGTTAAATAAACTTCAAATTGTTAAGAGTATTGATGAAGTTAAAGCAGCAGAAAAACTTAGACCTATTATTCGACAAGCTATTGCAGAAAGACTTGGTATTGAAGATGCCTCTGATGCTGATCTTGTTGCCATGTTTACGGGATTACGTCGTGCTCAAGGCAGAGAATTGACGGAAGCTGAAAAAGATTTAGTTGCGGGATTGAAGTCAGATGCCAAGAAAAATAGAGAAAGAAAAGTTAATTCTAGAACAGCTATAGTTGATATTATTCAAAATGATCTTACAGAAGTAGCTGTCGGTCAGTTAAGTGTACAATACTTTGATGGCGTTGGTTTAGATTCCTCAAATGTTTTAGAACGATTATCTGATCCAGAAGCTAATAGATTTCTTCTTACTATTGATAATGCAAGAAAAGAAGCAGAAGAAAATGCTGCATTATCTGATGTTCTTGGTAATTTAGGTAGCATATTTAATATTGAAATTGTTCCTGATGCTGATCCTAGAGCAATTGCTGAGAAAGAACTTAATAGAAAAATTGAAGAAGCACGAGAAAAGGCTATGGGTCTTAGAGGCAAAGCGTTAGCAGCTGAGCTAGAAAGATTAGGTCTTAAAAAATCAGGTAACGTTAAGGCTAAACAAGAACGTTTGGCTCAAGAGTATGCTAGGCTTTTAAAGGAAGAAAGCAAAACTCCTGAAGCTGAGCCAGAGTCAGAAGCTCCAGCAGAACCCGAAGCTCCAGCAGAAACTGAAACTCCAGCAGAGCCAGAAACTCCGGCAGAAATGTCTGATGAAGAACTAAGAGCCGCTATGCAGAAACGCGTGGACGAAGAAATGGAAGTTTCTGCTCGGAAAGCCGGAGAAAAAATAGGAGAGCCTGTTGGCGAAAAATGGAAAAAGGGTAAGCT